ATCACTTTCTCAGGATGCAGACTTTGAAGTTGATGAAGGTGCAACCAAAGCAAAGATCAAATCTGCATTCATCAAGTCTCTCAAGACTAAGAAACTAAATAAGAAAGTTCTAGGTGAATTTATTTCTTTGGTGGCATGACAATGGACGATCTGACAAGTGACACATGGGGGGTTTGAGACCCCCCTTTTTCGTCTATAATAACTTCAGTTCAAACAAAGCAAATGGGTCTTTCCAAAGAAAGCATCGTCGAATGTCTCCGCGAATCCTATGGTGAATCTGTAACGTCTGCTGAGATCAAGGCATACTGTCAGATGAATGACTTCAACTACCAGACTGTTACCAACAAACTCACTGACTACAAAGTTGGACGTGGTAAGTGGAATTTGGAAGTAACGAAAGAGACTGTGAAAGAACTGGAGACAACCTATAATGCTCCTGCTGCTCTGCCAGCAATCGAACAAAACCTTATCCCCGCGAAAGATGATTCCTTCGTCCAGTTTGGTAATTTTGGTGACATTAAGAAAATTATTAAGTCCGGTCTCTTCTACCCTACGTTTATCACGGGTCTCTCGGGCAACGGTAAAACGTTTTCTGTCGAACAAGCGTGCGCCCAACTCGGACGGGAGCTCATCCGAGTCAACATCACAGTAGAGACCGATGAAGATGATCTTATTGGCGGTTTCCGTCTTGTTGGTGGAGAAACCGTTTGGCACAACGGACCCGTCATTGAAGCCCTGCAACGGGGTGCTGTGTTGCTCCTTGACGAGATCGACCTTGCCTCAAACAAAATCCTCTGTCTTCAGTCTATTCTCGAAGGAAAAGGAGTTTTCCTCAAGAAGACTGGCAAATGGGTTGCGCCCGCAGAAGGTTTCCAAGTATTCGCAACCGCCAACACCAAAGGTAAAGGTAGTGACGACGGCCGATTCATTGGAACTAACGTGCTCAACGAAGCATTCCTTGAGCGGTTCCCTGTGACCTTCGAGCAGGAGTATCCTTCTACTGCTACTGAACAGAAGATCCTTAGTAAGATCTGTAAGGATGAAGAGTTCTGCAAGCGTCTTGCTGACTGGGCTGACATTATCCGCAAGACCTTCTATGATGGTGGTATTGAGGAGATCATCAGCACTCGTCGTCTGGTTCACATCGCGAAGGCATACAGCATCTTCAACGACAAGGCAAAGGCAATCCAAGTCTGTGTCAATCGTTTCGATGATGAAACCAAGCAGGCATTCCTGGAACTGTATGACAAGGTTGATGCTGACTTTGTGATGCCAATTGACGAAGAGGTTGTATCCTGATATAATTATGGCAAACTCTTGGTCTTTTCTATACGATGAAATGAATATGTCTAATTCCCCGGATACTATCAACTTTACTGATTTTGGTGATGTAACTATTGCTGGAGGAGAAAACACCGATACCATTTCATGCTACGGTGCAAATGATTTTCTTGCTGGTGTTGCCATGGATACAATCTTTGGTTCTGCTGGATCTGATACTATCTCTTTCGATTTAAACATGCCTGAAACTAAAAACAACAATTACAAATATGATGAGGATAGAATCCTCAAAGAACTATCTGAATATATTTCTGGAACATACAACCAGCACTATTCTGCTGGTGATGATAAGATTCAAACGTTGGATCTCATCGAAGCTTGTGGTGATGGTGAAGCATTCTGCCGATCCAATATCCTTAAGTATGCCTCTCGTTATGATAAGAAAGGCACTGCACGACGTGACATTATGAAGATTTTGCACTATGCTGTTCTTTTGATGCACTTCAACGATAAAAACGCCAAACGCGAAACCTACCCTCAGTGATGAAACTCCGCAACCCTATGAAACTTTCTGATAAAACTATTTCTGTCCTGAAGAACTTCTCTTCCATCAATCAGTCCATTCTGTTCAAAGAGGGTAGCAAACTTCGCACAATTAGCGTGATGAAGAATATCCTCGCAGAAGCAACGGTTACTGAAGAGTTTATGAAGGACTTCGGTATTTACGATCTTAATCAATTTCTGAATGGATTGAGTTTGCATCATAGTCCTGAATTAGATTTCAAGAATGATGGATATGTTGTCATTCGTGAAGGTAAGTCTCGTTCAAAGTATTTCTTTGCAGACCCTAACGTCATTGTTACTCCTCCCGAAAAGGACATCACTCTTCCCTCTGAAGATGTTTGCTTTGAAGTCAGCACTGATCAACTTGAGAAACTACTCAAGGCATCTGCTGTATATCAACTGCCTGATCTGTCTGCGGTTGGTGAAGCTGGTGTGATCAAACTGGTTGTTCGTGACAAGAAGAATGACACATCTAATGACTATGCTGTTGTTGTTGGTGAGACTGACAAAGAATTTTCTTTCAACTTCAAGGTAGAAAACATCAAAGTTCTTCCTGGAACTTACGAAGTAGTTGTGTCGCAAAAACTTCTCTCACGATTTACGTCTAAGAATCATGACCTCACTTACTACATCGCACTCGAACCCGACTCCACCTTCGGATAAGAAGGATTACCAAGGTCCCCTCTACGCACCATGGTGGAAAGTTGAAGAGGGGAAACGTAAATTTCGTGAATGGTTGAAAAAACAACAAGAATGAAACACATCCTTTTTACCCTTAAGGGTTGTCCTTTTGAACTTCTTGATGATAAAGAGTTTATTCGGATGCTTTTGTATAGAGCAACAAAAGAATGCAAATCTACTCTACTAAATCTAGCAACACATAAGTTTGATCCTCAAGGCGTAACTGGTGTTGCTATGCTTGCAGAGAGTCATATTTCCATTCATACGTGGCCAGAGAAAGGCATGGCAGTTTGCGATGTCTTTACTTGTGGTGATACCGCTACACCTGAAGTTGGTGTAGAATATATGAAAGAACAATTGAAAGCAACTGATATTTCTTCTCACGAATTTGTTCGTCCTTTAGAATGATATGGAACCTGATCCCTATGTTCAGTTTTTAGAAAATTGGATACCTGGAATTGGTGAAAGCACTAAACTCCATGATCAACTTCATATACATTTTGATCTTGGTTTTAGTGTAAATGATGAAGCAAGACTTCTTGGATTTCAGTTGGGCCATCATCCTGCTGGAAATTTTTTTCATGTTGTGGTATTCTGTGTAATGAGTATTACGATTTATCCAAATGGATATCGTAATACTTTAAAAGATCTCCAAGATTTTTATGAAGCATATTTGCTTGGAAAATACTGGCAGTCCGTTTCCTATTGGTTTATTCCCAAAACAATATTATGAGAAATGAATTTTTGTGGGTTGAAAAATACCGACCCAAAACTATTGAAGAATGTATTTTACCAACAAATATTAAGAAGACATTTTCTGACTTCCTAGATAAAGGGGAGATACCTAACATGCTGCTCGCAGGTCCTGCAGGATGTGGTAAGACCACTGTAGCAAAAGCATTGTGCAATCAACTGGGGGTAGATGTCTATGTCATCAATGGATCGGATGAGGGACGCTTTCTTGATACGGTCAGAAATACTGCAAAGAATTTCGCTTCGACCGTCTCACTTCAAGCAACTGGTAGACACAAAGTCATCATTATCGACGAAGCTGATAACACAACAAACGACGTACAACTCCTACTTAGGGCGTTTACAGAGGAGTTTTCTGGCAACTGCAGATTCATCTTTACCTGCAATTTCAAAAACAAAATTATCGAACCTCTCCACTCCAGATGCGCCTGTATTGATTTTTCCACCAATTCCAAAAGCAAACCCCAACTTGCCGCCGCCTTCTTCAAAAGAATCCAAGAAATCTTGGATACAGAAGCTATTGAATATGATAACAAGGTCCTGGTAGAACTGATCAACAAACACTTCCCAGATTGGCGACGTGTTTTGAATGAATGTCAACGCTACTCTGCTGGTGGTAAGATTGACTCTGGTATTCTTGCAACTTTTAGTGATGTAAAAGTAAATGACTTGGTTAAGAAACTTAAGGAAAAAGATTTTCCAGAAGTACGTAAATGGGTTGTCAATAACCTGGACAATGATACTTCTGTACTTCTGCGTCGGATTTACGATGCTTGTTATGATTCCATGGTTCCGAATAGTATTCCTGCTGCTGTGCTTACTCTTGCTAAGTATCAGTATCAAATGGCATTTGTTGCGGATCAAGAGATAAATATGTTGGCATGTTTAACTGAACTAATGGTGGAGTGTGAATTCAAATGAAACCAGATAGAGAAAAAATTAGAGCACAAGTAAAGTCTAAATGGTACTATATTTTCTGGGGCACTGCCACAGTCTCGGTAGTTGTGGGTCAAATTTATGTTGGCACTGGATATCGTGTTCTGCATAATGACATGAGAGAATTACTTTATAAAGTTGACGGAGTGCTCCTCCGTTCGGACAGATCAAATACCCCTAGATTATATTGATGATATTAACTGAGAGTGACGCAGTTTATGCTGCAAATAAATTTATTGATTATTATACTCAGTTTAATCGTATTGATGATTATCTTCGCTTCGTAAAGAAAGATCGTATCAGTGAAAGACCTGGATCTCTTTTCGGTGCAGATGTGGAATTCTTCGATACTTTTAAAATGCACCCTAATGATATGAACTTCAAAGTTCATGTTGTAGATACTAATCCGAAAACAACTTCAAGATATAATCAGTGGCTCTATTCGGAGACACTGAATCTAACTGCATCTAATGCGATTGAAGAAGCAATTCCTGGTAGGACTCATAAGTGGATTGTTGTAGAAACAAATACTGACAAGGTTATTGGAGTTGTCCGATTTGGATCTCCGACGATCAATAGTAAACCGCGTAATAATTACTTTAAAGAGATTCCTTCTCTCACTGATATTAATGCTCACTTTGTTATGGGTTTTAATATTGTCCCAACTCAACCTTTTGGATTCAATTATCTGGGTGGAAAATTACTTGCCCTCCTAGCTTGTTCCAAAGAACTCAAACAACAGTTTGATGAGAAGTATGGCACTGACCTCAAATACTTTGAGACTACTTCTCTTTATGGAACTACTAAAGGTGTGTCCATGTATGATGGACTGAAACCTTTTTTAAGGCATATCGGAGATACAGAGAGTAACTTCTTACCTCTTTTCCATGATGATGAGTTTAGGGACTTCTTCTGGTGGTTCAATGAGCGTAATGGTGGCGAACGTCTGATCTCTGCAGATAAGTCATCCAAGAAACTCAAGATTCAAGTAAAGATGATTTCTATTATTCGTAGATCTCTATCTGGAAAAACAAAGGAAGATCCTCCGCATTCAAAACTAGCAGAGTTTGATGCTGCTATCAAACATGCCAAATCTTTGACTGAGAAGAAGAGATATTACTTTGGTAAGTTTGAACACACTATGGATGAGGCAATTACTTGGTGGAAGAAAAAAGCAACCAAGAGATATGAAAAACTTCAATCTCAAGGCAGAGTAAGAACTCAACTTGAGATTTGGGAACCGGGTGCTGATTTGGAGATTATTAGATAATGGAACTCAAAGACTGGCTTAACTCAATCAACTTTAATAAGGAAGACCTATCAGAGCATATTAAAGACTACCCACCATATATTGTTAATCGGTGTCTATCTGGACATATGGATTGTGTGATGTATGCAAATGAAATGAATAAGTATAACTTTCTTGATAAAGATATGCAATATTCATTTTATCTAAATACTTTGAGGAAAAGAAAGAGATTCTCTCCTTGGCTCCGAAAGGATAAAGTTCAAGATTTAGAATGTGTCAAACAATACTATGGTTATAGTAATGAGAAGGCATCACAGGCTCTGAAAATTCTTACCAAAGAACAGATTAATTTTATTAAACAACGACTTGATATTGGAGGAACAAAATGAGTACGGTAGAACCTACAGTACAGTGGTCTCAAGATCAAATGGTAGAGGTGCTCCTCAATGAACCTGATGATTTCCTGAAAGTCCGTGAGACACTGACACGCATCGGAGTTGCGTCCCGTAAGGAAAAGAAACTTTATCAATCATGTCATATCCTCCACAAGCAGGGAAGATATTTCATTGTTCATTTTAAAGAATTGTTTGCTCTTGACGGTAAACATGCTAATCTGACCATTAATGATGTTCAGAGACGCAATCGTATTACACGTCTTCTTGCTGATTGGGGACTTATTACTGTCGTAAAAGAAGAGTCCGTTCTTGATATTGCTCCTCTCAATCAAATTAAAGTCTTAGCTTATAAAGATAAAGGTGAATGGACTCTTGAGCAAAAATATAATATCGGTAAAAAAGGAAAGACCCAGGAAACCGAATAAATCATTAGACCCTTGACAAGGGTCTTTTTTATGCTATGATATGGGGGTAATTGAAACACTCACTACATCATGGCCAAAGGTCCGACCACAAGGGTTTCCAACACAAAACTGAAACACCTGATCAAACTCGCAGAAACTTTTTGTATCAAAGCAGAGAATGGTGAATGGGCAGTTGAACCAGGAACCTACCAAGCAATCTTTAAATCAGTGGAACATGTCAAGATGGAGATTGCTAAACAAGACCGTCAAAGGCGTCGGACCATGAACATCTCATATGTTCAAGACCCAGAACGACGAGAGATGGTTGGTCAACAAAATACTCAACAAAAGAGTGTAATCGAACAGGCATATGATGAGTAAAACCGAATAAAAAGTTACGGGGTTCACCACCCCGTTTTTTTGTATATGTTGTATAATTAGTAATGTCAGAGGATAGGGGGGTTAACCTCCCCTTTGACGCCAAGGATGCCTTCGGGGTCCACACAATCTAATCTCGCTTTAAAAGGAGAAGTACAAATGGGAAACCTTACACGTTACAGTGCTGCGGATCTGCCTGCTTTGCTAGATCGCATAAATAAGAATAGTATTGGTATGGATGAATACTTTGGTAGGTTGTTTGACCTTCACGAAACAACTTCCAATTATCCGCCATATAACCTAGTGACAGTCAGCAACGTTGAATCTAGACTGGAACTAGCACTAGCAGGATTTAAGAAAAAGCAAGTCAATGTCTACACACAAGACGGAAAACTTTTTGTCGAAGGACAAAGAGAAGAT